TCAGCGCCGTAGCGTTAGCAAGCATGCGTGTAATCTCGGTCACATCAGATGTCACCTCAGCCATGACCGTTAGACGGTTAATGCTGGATTGACTCAGACCGCCGATTTTCTTGATCTGTTCAGCGATTTTGCGGATATAAACCGTATTCAGGGAATCAAACCTGCGCTGAATGATCTTCAAAACGGCTTCAAGCTGCTGTTCAGTCAGCACAGGTTGTCACCACCTTACTCTTCGCTCGGAACCGGCTTGGTTGTCGGATCGTTGCCCGTTGGAGGCGTCGCACCCTGACCGCCCATGCCGCCCATTGCCATCATGGATTCAACATTCTGCTTAATGCGCTCCTGCTGGATCGCGTCAACCGCCGCCTGCGCCTGCGCCTTGGTTTCGCCAAAGTACCACATGCGGAATTCAACCTGTCCCATCAGGCCGTTAGACAGAAGCTCCAGACGTTCACCGAGCTGCTGTGCCGCGTCCGTGAGAATGCTGTCATCCCATTCAAAGGACACGTCATACTCACCTTCGGGGGCGAGGTTGTACATCGAGGCGTATTTGTCCATCGCGCGCACGACGTCGCGCAGACAGACTTCAAGCGCCGCCTGATTGTCTGCGATAGTGGCATATGTACGCTGCCGGACAATTCTCAGCTCCGTAGCCGTGCGCGCTTCGGTGTTTGCGTCGGACAGCGTACCGCGTGCCAGACCGCAATTATCCTCAATGCGCATAAGAAGCTGATTCAGACCGGCGAACAGGGAAGAGTCACGAATCGCCGGGGAGAATACGTTATAATTGTCCTCGCTGCCGAGGTCAACACCACGGAAAAGACGTTCATTGAGCTTGGGCATCTCCATAACGCCATTCGCGCCCTTCTTGGGGCGCAGTGCCGTCGGATCAACGTCAATGGCAAGCTCACTGCCCTCATATTCCCACAGAATACGGGAATACTGAATATCTGCCTCTTTGATGAGATTGCTTGCCTTACTGAACACAGAAACGCCCATCGGCGCACCAACGTCAACATTGTTCGCCGTTGCCGTCTTAAACCAACCGAACATCTGACCGTCCGTGTCTTTCAGCAGCGCCTCCGGCTCAACTTCTGCCCACTGAGGAACATCGGTCAGCGGGATCTCCACGCCGATGTTTTCACGCTGACTCGACTTAAATGCGCGCTGTGTCACCCGCACACCATCGGGCGTCACCTGATGACGCTCAAGGCGGGTATAGGTGGTCTTGCCATCTTGGAAGGAATCGCGGAAAATGACGTCCTTGAGGTTGCCGTCATCGTCAAACGCCACAGGATACAGGCTCCATGCCGTGGAACAGTCAAAGTAGATATGCCCGTCCTTGGGATAGGGCTTAATCGTCATGCCGCCAGCCGCACAGCCTTGCTCCAGCTTAGAACGGAGCATGCGAATCAGCTTTTCAAATTCGGCCTTGAGGTATTCGGATCGCTCGTTTGCTTCCGAATTACCGTCCTCGTCCGGCTTGCCGCTGATCGTCCACTTCATTTCAAGCATGACCTGTCGGGCAATCTCGGAACAAATAAGCGCCGGAAGGTTCAAGGTTTTCACCTTATCCCCGTCCATCCACGGAGGGGCATCAGTGTACATCTTGTACCACAAATCCAGCGCTGTAATCATTTCATTTGAAAGCGGCGAATCAATGTGCTCGACCGCCGCCACATCTCTAAAGGGGAACAATCTCTGCCACACCTGCCTTATAAATTGCATCAAATGGGAAAACATGAATTCACCGCCTTACTGACCTTTACGCTTCCATACGCGCTCCAGCGCATACCGCACCGAGTCGATGGAGTGATTATTCCTGTCCGGGTATCCGCTGATAACGTCACCGTCAGGGGTCTTTTCATATTCGTAATGCTCGAATTCCTGCGCGGTTTCCGGGCATCTGTTAGGATCAATGACAATAGCCGCAAGGGACTGCAACCACTTCATGCTGTACCGCACACTGTCGGGGCCTTTGATCGCGCCGTAGCACGTCGCGCCATAGCTTCTGTAGTCGCTTACCGATTTCGGCTCTGCGCTATCCGCTGTAATGACGTCGTACTCAGTCACGCCCTTGAGCTGCTGCAAGGCGTCCCACGTTTCCCGGTTAGACTGCTTGTTCACCCTGTATTCATCAAAGATATACAGGATTTGGCGCGCCGGGTCATAGTAGCTTTTTGTCCATGCAAAGGGGTCAGGATACCAGCCCCAGTCAATGCCCATGTAGATATAGTCAAACGACGCAATCTGCGCGTCGGAAATCGGTTCAATCCTGAGATTCTCAAAGACTTCGCCGCCCGTGCCAGTGACCGCGCCGAGGTATTCATGCTCATACGCTTTCGGGTTGACGAGCTTCAAATGTTCAGCATCATCAAAAAATTGCTGACCGAGCCATTCCGTCGGAACCGTCCGATAATCGGAATGGTGAACCAGCCTGTCAGCGCGCACAGCAAGAACCTCTTGATTCATGAAGTTGGCGCGCGTTTCCGGCGGGTTAAAAGACATGAAATTCCAGAACTCTTGACCGCCGCGCATCGTGGACTGCAAAACGCTTCGGATTTCAGCCATTCCAGCGAACGTGTCAGCCTCTTCAAACCACGACACGGCGAAATAGCCGAACGGCGCTTTCAAGGATTTCAGCTTCATCTTGTCGTCAACACCACGAAAGAGGATCGTCTGCTTTGTACTTTTGCGAATGATCTTCATAGGATTGACGCGACAAATGAAATCATCGGTCATGCCGAGCATGTCAATCGCGCTCTGAATCTGATTGAACACGGAATCGCGGAGCGTGCTTGCCGTCTTTCGATAGGCAACCGCGTGCATCTTCTCGTTACCCGGCGTTGTCAGAATCAGAATGATTGCAAACGCGATAAAGGAGGACTTTGTAGAACCGCGCCCACCTTTGAGAACGTAATAGACGTGATTGTGTTCAAGCACATCATCGAGTACGTCATCGAAATTTGGGGCAATCAGATCCTCGATATAGATGTCAGCCATGAGAAGCACCGTCCTCCGGTGTAGGTTCTTCTCTCGGCTTCTCTCCACGAATCAGGTGGATTCGGACAGTGCCGTCATCCTTCGTCCCTTCCGCACCGGGGGTATCATCGCCCTCCGGCGCGGGAGCCGATTCAGGGAAAGCACTGTTCATGATGTAATCGCGGGACTCCTTGTCGCCGGTTGCAAAGTAACGTTTCAGCTCGTTAATGGCAATCTGCGCCGCAACCGTGACGTTCTTGACCTCCGCTTCATCAAGGCTTTTCAGCTTATCAAGGCCCACCGGCTTACCCTTGGAGCTGTCGATACCGAGGGATACCAGCTCCCGGAAAAGCTCCCGGCGGGTCTTTTCTTCCTGAATCTTTCGCGCCTTAGCCTTGCCGCCTGCGCTTCGGATCGCGCGCGCCTCTTCCGGGTCACGCTGATTCAGTGGAGTCAAATGCTTATCTTGAGGGCGTTCTTTCTTCTCGCCATCCGACACGCGCGCTCACCTCCTTTTTGCCAAAAATAAAAAAGCCCGCTGAAACATCATTCAGCGGGCCTTGCTGTATATGGGGCAGAAATTACTTCTTCTTCTTGGCTTTTTTCTTGCCGTCGATGTCAGCCATCGTAACGACCTTCTTAGCCTTGGGGTTATCAACCGTTTTCTTGCTAAAGTATCGGTCACTCTTAGCCAGAGACGCCGACACCTGCGCAGAAACGTCTTTCTTGGTTGCCATACGCAACACCTCCATTGCCTATCTGTATTATACCGTCCTTGCGCTTATTACGTCAAGGGCCGGACTTCCTCATCGCTCTGCGATGATTGTACTTAGACGTAGAAAGCGTACTACGATCCAGAATCATGTAATAGCTTTCACCGCCGCCAACATCGTCACTGATGGACGTGTAACCCATAGCAAGCGCAGCAATAGAGCGCGCTCGATAGCTGTTCGCATTCAGCAAAGTGCTGGTAGTTGCCGACGTGCCGACACCAGCGATTCTTGCCAGCTTCCACTTCATCGACGGGTGATTCTTGAGCCATGCATCAGCCTTAGAAATCAGGGAGTGGCCGTCAATATGGTTTGCCTTGCTGTTGAACACTGCGCCAATAACATGCTGAGTGCCATAGTATCTCGTACCGCTGTACACGTCCGTCATGTACATGCCGCCGCCGTGAACCTGACCGCCCCAACCGCCAGTGCTGAACTGATTACCACTCCGAATAGAGTCTGCGACCGTATCAGCATCAGTGTACACGCCGTTCTTAGACGAGCCATCCAGACCACGATACAACACCGTAGCACCCGCATTGACGTATTTCTGCAAAGCTCTGCCGCCAATGTTTTCCATCGGGCTGTCAATACCCAGCGCGTGAATAAGACGCTGAGTCGGATCATTGTGCATGCCCGACGGGAGAGTCATCTGGTTTTCAGCCCAATCCACAAGATCGCTCATCTGCCGGTCACTGAGCTGCTTGAAATCATCCAGCGTATAGCCGGAAGGGGTATTCGCTGTGCCTTTCGGCAGGTTTGCACTCAGCATATCTTGAGGCTGTGCCTGCTGCTGATCGTCCTGATCGTCATCATCGTCAATGACCTGCGCCAGTACAGGAGTCGGCGGCAAAATGGATCGGTTGTAGCTCGAACCTCTTCCACCCATGCTTTTTCAACTCCTTACTTCTTGGTTTTGCCCTTGGGCTTCTTCGCGGCCATGTCCTTGTTGATCTTCTCAACTGCCGCCTTGCGTTCCGGGGATACCCTGCCCGAAACAATGCCGAGGCCGTTAGACGTCCATCTATCAGACTCGACTTTCTGCTTTTTCGCCATAGCTGAAATCCTCCTTTAGCGAATCCGAAAAATCCGCTTGATAAACCAAATCACCCGGTATTTCCGGCATGTGCAACCGTACACCTTGCAAAACCATGCCACTTTGCATTTTTCGCACATACGATCACGCATTTAATCAACCTCAATGACCAATTTGATCTGAGGCAGTGTAAAGCTCTGAGAGCCTTTCTGACGCGCCTTGGTTCCCGTGAACTGCGCGTCAACGATCCTCATGTTGTGCCTACCGTTCGACGGGGCAAGGACGATCTCGCCCAAATCACCGCCACCGCCGATACCCGGCATCAGGGCTTGAGTCTTAGCTGCCGCCCTGAATTCGATCTTGACCGCGCGCGTTGCGAACGTCGCCGTGCTGGAGGAAGGTGCTTTCTTGAAGTCGTTGTACGACGTGGAGATAAAGCCCTTCATGCCAAATTGATGACCAACCAGCGCCGACCTGATCTGACTGATGGACATATGCGCGTAATTCGCATTACGCACGCCAACGTCAGAAAGGAGCTGATTGATAAACGGCGCATGGTCATATCGCTGGAGATTCAGGTTATAGCCGAGGTTGTGCATGTTCTTCATGAGCTGGTCATGCACGCTCTGCTGTCGGGCGTTAAGCCGCTGACCGGTCTGCATTGCATGGTTCATGTTCTGCGCGAAATTGTACAGGCTTCCCGACTCCGGGTCAGGATCGAGGAACGGAACAAGAGCCGCCTGCATCGCCGCGTCAAAGTTCTGACGCTGGTAATACTGACGGCCCGCATACAAGTCATGATAGCCCTGAGAATCTGTCGCCTTAAACGGCTGCTCCGGCGCACTGTTGGAATCATCGTCATCATCCATCATAAGCAAAGCCGCCGCACCCGTCGGAGGGATAACCGCCGGGGGAGGCGTTGCCGTAACCGGCCTCGTAGTCATGTGAGATTTGGAACCTCTGCCGCCCATGTCAGCCGCCTCCTTTCGCCTTGTTTACGTTGCATTTCAAACGCTCCTGATAGGCTGCGATTGAAACAATGTTGCCCTCGCACTCATCCGGCACACGGCCATAGAAGATGATTTGCGAGGGCTTGAGTCTATCCATCATTTCCCGGTATCCGTCGATAAAGAGCTGCTTCGTTGCCGCGCTGTTGGACGATCCAACCGCCGACACAGCCACAGCGCCACCGACCGGCTCACCATCAAAGCACCAATCATAGCTTTCATGATCGCTCCAACTGATCGTCGGGATCACGTTAATGCCGTGCTGCTGCCAATACGCACCGAGCCAATGCTTACGGTAATGGTTGTAGATTTGGAGCGCTTTCGGGAAATCCGTGTATGTGCTGAAATCCGGCGTACATACCATGTTAAAGCGCTTCATCATCGCAAGGTACGCATCCGGGTTATTCCACAGCCGGAGGAACTGATAATCGTCTACAAAGAAATGGACTCCATGCAGTTCCGGCTCTTCACACGTTTTTGCAAAATTAAAGCTGATCCAGTTTTCAGGGTTCACCTGCTTGACCGGAATCAGCGGAGGAATATCAAATTGTCCTGCGCCTACGAAAATGCATTTGCTGACATTCTCATAGTTACGCTCGGTTCTATACTGAGCCATTGTGCGGGCCTCCTGAAAATGGGTAAAAGAAAAGGACGATAGCGTCACCATTCTATCGTCCTTGTTAGGGGGAGCGTAATCAGGATGTCCTTTAAGCCAACCGCTGACACGCGGAGGAGGCTTGCCCGCGTGCATTCCCGCATGCTGTCATGCGGAGGGGCTTCCATCCAAATTTCGCAATTCTATGATAACACAAGGGGTATACACAAGTCACGCGGACATTCGGGACAAAATGCCTAAACTTTTATTATATCTATTTTGTTTCTCAACAATCATATGGACATTCAGGACATTCGTAAAATTTGTGAAAAATGACTACATATCCTGCCGCAGTTCATAAACCATAATGCTGTTATCATCGAAAGTCACGTCAATGAATCGGGGAACCAACCACGGCTCACCGCAGCCGAGGTCGATCATCTCATGTCCACGAATGGCACAGCGCGTCACGCGTTCAGGGATTCGATGGAAGGATTCGTGCTTTACGCATTCTGCCTCCGTGTCAAATTCCTGCTTGCAACGATCGCACATCCATTTAACAACCTTGGTCATCTACTTCACTCCTCATCCAACTGCGCCAGCATCATGCGCATGTTTGCCGCCGCTTTCACGTTCGAGAGAAGCGCCGCAACCGTGGTCTGACCGACACCGCCGGGGACAGGGGTAATCCATCCGGCCACCTTCCGCACTTCGTCGAAATCCACGTCACCCACAAGAGCACCGTCAACGCGATTGATTCCCACATCGACCACCGCCGCGCCCGGCTTCACCATGTCGGCAGTGATGAATTTCGGCTTGCCCACCGCAACAATCAGAATATCGGCCTGTCGGGTGATTTCCGGCAGGTTCTCAGTCCGCGAATGGCACACCGTTACCGTCGCATCAGCGTTCAGCATCATCAGCGCCATCGGCTTTCCGACAATCGCGCTCCTGCCCACAACCACGCAATGCTTACCGCGCACGGGGACGTTGTAGGCCATCAGCAGATGACAAATACCCTCCGGCGTACAGGGGACAAGAAGCGGATCACCGTCAAGCA